CAGTTCAGTTGCAAGCTGTTCTGCAATCCCGATTTGTGGAACCCGCGCGAAAGTCGGATGGACGGGAAGAGCCGCGAGGCGGTCGAAGTCAATGGACGGTTGGACAACCTCCTTCTCGCCGTTCAGTCTTCCTATCAGTCCTTGCTTGCCAAGGGATCTCCGTTTGACGCAACCGACATCAAGGAGCATTTCCAAGGCTGTGTGCAGAGTCGAACCATGCTTTTGGAGCGGTTTGACGGCCTGATCGAGGATATGGAGGAGCACGTCGGGATAGACATCAAAAGAGAGTCTTTGGTCTTGTATCGTCAGACAAGAATGAGGCTGCAACAGTTCATTCGGGCGAAGCATAACGCTTCCGACTTAACCTTTTCGCAGCTCACGGAGGACTTCGTCAAGCGGTTCGAGCAGTTCGCAACCGGAGAGATGGGTCTGAAACAGAGCACTTGCTACAACATGATCGTCCTTATCAAGAAGCTCTGCAAACTGGCTTATCGTGAAGGAGCGGCAGACTCCTTGTTATTTGACAATGTGCACGTGGGCAAGGGAGATAGCCGATTACCCAAAGCGCTCGATAGGGAAGCGTTGGACAAGTTAAAGGCGCTCTGTTTTGACGGCTGGGAGGCTGACTTGGAGACAGCGCGCGATGTGTTTCTTTTCGCCTGTTACACCGGCGCCGCCTATTGCGATCTAATGGCACTGAACCGTGGGCATCTTGTCTGCGACGATGAGGGCGCCCTTTGGCTGAAGTTCAACAGACAGAAGACAGGCGTCCTCTGTCGTGTAAAGCTGTTGCCCGAAGCGCTCCGATTGATAAACAGACTGTCTGATGAAGGAAGGGACACGCTGCTTCCTCACATCAATTACCTGACCTATCAATCGCGTCTGAAGGTTCTCAGACTGCGGGCCGGTATCGCGCTACCCTTCACCTCGCACACCGCCCGGCACACCTTCGCTACGCTCGTCACCTTGGAGCAGGGCGTACCCATCGAGACCGTTAGCAAGATGCTTGGGCATAGCACAGTGCGCATGACTGAACGATATGCGAAAGTTACCCCTCAGAAACTATTCGAGGAGTTCGATCGCTTGATCACCTTCACCAAAGACTTACATCTGACCATTTAACCGAAACCGATATGAGAAGTACATTCAAGATCCTGTTCTACATCAACAGACAGAAGAAAAAAGCAGACGGCAAGACGGCCATTTTTTGCCGCGTTACCATTGATGGTAGAAGCGCGGTGATGGCAACCGGAGAAGAATGTCTGCCGACCGAATGGAGTAGCGGACAGGGAACAACCGGCGAAAAGAAAATCAATCAACGCCTCGCAGCATTCAGGGAGCTTGTGGAAAAGACTTACGCGGAAATGCTTACGAAAGACGGCGTGGTCAGCGCAGAACTGCTCAAGAACCGCTTGCAGGGTGTTGCTGCTGCACCGACCACCCTTTTGGCCATGAGCGAGGCAGAACTGCAATCCGTTAAGGCATGCGTAGGCAAGTCAAAGGCAGAAAGTACTTACCAAAACCTTACTTATTCGGACAAGTTGCTTCGAGAGTTCGTGAAGGAAAACGGAGGGCGGGACATCCCTCTTGCAGGCATTACGGAAGACCTGTTTGAGGACTTTCGCTTCTTTCTCAAAAAGCGTGGACTGGCGACATCGACCATGAACAACCACCTCTGCCGATTGAGTCGGTTGATGTATCGTGCGGTAGACTTGAAAGTCATCCGCTGCCATCCTTTTGAAGATGTCACCTATGAAAAAGAGGAAAGGAAGATTCGCTTCTTGCAAAAGAGTGATGTAGCCAAGCTCATGGTGCTAAAGGTGAACGACAGGGAAGCAGAGCTTGCCCGACGGATGTTTCTCTTCTCCTGCTTCACCGGACTGGCCATTGTGGACATGGAGCGCCTCAAGTTCTCGCACATCCAAACGGCTGCCGACGGCCGGAGGTATATCCGCAAGGAAAGGCAGAAGACAAAAGTAGAGTCTGTCGTACCGCTACATCCGATTGCGGAAGCGATCCTCAATAAAAGCCAAGAAGAGCAGACGGTGAAAGAAGAAGGCGAGGCCCTTGTCTTCCCACGCAGTTGCAGCCGTAGTGTGATGAATAACAGACTGAGCACCGCGGGCTGGGCGTGTGGCATCAGGCAACGACTGTCTTTCCACATGGCGCGTCACACGTTCGGGACGTTGTCGCTCAGCGCTGGCATCTCGATAGAGAGCATCGCCAAGATGATGGGACACGCCTCTATCTCCAGCACGCAGATCTATGCGCAGGTGACGGACAAAAAGATCTCAGAAGACATGGACAAGCTGATCCAAAAGCAACAAGCGGCGTTAGCGTGATTTCCTCACGGCTGTCCTAACGTGAGGCGGTAGGCCTTTTCCCTTTCATCGAATAGATCTTACTACATGAGACCTTTGAAAAATGGAACCGTCAACAATTTTCTCCCTTTTCAGAATCATTTTTGATTGAAGGAAGGTTACTATCGAAGACGATAAGGTTCCTCCTTTCCCCCGGTTGAACCTCAAAACTGAGCCCGACCGGGGAAATCTTTGCTTATTTGATACATTGGGATATAATGAGCCCGGGTGTTCGATATAGATTAAAGGCTATGCTTTCGAGGATGTTCTGTGTATGCGTCTTGGCAAGGCCTCGATATCGACAACGTCCTCTATCATACCACCGACGGATGCTGACAAAGGTGCGTTCTATGACACTGCGAATAGGATTTATGGAGCGGTTAAAAAGGTGTTCTGCTTGGCTCAAGTGCCGGTTACGATACGCCCTATTCATGATACAATCCCGTAAGTGACGCATGGCTAAAAAGGCTTGGTTCTCCTCCGTTGCATATCCTTTTCCACATAGACAGGTGTATCAGCAGGAAGATCCTCTTCTCTCAACAATGGGATCAACTCCTTCAGATTGCTGCGATTGGCCGGGGTAGTGATAACTTGCCGAAGGACTCCTTCTCTATTTGTTAATACATGCTTCTTACAACCATATCGATAGACTTTCTTCTTTACCCATCGGGCTTCACTGTCTGTCTCCTTGCGTTCCTGTAAAAGGAACTTATGGTAAGCCTCCTCTTCATTCTTTTCGTCATCACTGCGTGTATCTTCACGATCATCAGCCACAGTGATGCGCAACGTCCCATCAGGGCGGTGAGGGCTATCGACAATGCTCGCATCGATCAGAACTCCTTCCTTGATAGAGATATGATAGGCGCTCAATTGCTTATTGAAGGCTTTCAGTAACTTGTCCATGGGTCCCGACTCTGTCGGGGCAGTCTTCTACTATAATCTCATGTTGTGCCGTATCTCTGCCCGAAAGATATTCGTAATTAAGTATATATTATAGAAATCCAAAGGGTTAGATGGCGTAAAAACGACGAAAGAGGTTGTAATTTGTTGGCAAGTAGATCCTTTTTCCCTTTCTTCTATTTGCAATGCCTCAATGAAGACTTGTTCTGATAATGCAAATGTACTTATCTCCCCAGTAAAACAAAAGAATGGGGATTTAAGTGCTTGTCAGTGAGTGAATACTGGTTGCTCTACTCACCAAAAGGGAACGAATAAGAAACGAGCGAGGTGATCCTGCTTTCGTAGCTTTGCCCACAAAGATGTACACAAGGGTGTATCTACAATGCATAATCAAGGGAACCTCATCAAAATCTCCCTATCCTTGCAATGCGATATCGTTAGCTTGTAAAATCTTATTTATAAATACAGCAAATTGCCTTCTATCGATCCGTGTCTCTCGCGTCGTAGGGTACTGTAAACATAAGCTCAGCGATACCCTCATAGCTGCGTTAATCATTACAATCTGCAGTGGTTCTGGCTAGAATGACATGCTTCCTCTTTGCCTAAGTCGTGGTAGAGAACTATCCGATATCCTACAGCTACCTAATAGTGCACCCAGCTCAGATACCTTCGAGCGCGTGATGCAGACTCTCGATCCTAAAGCTCTTCAGAAATGTCTCCAGCTCTATGGCGCTGAACTCATCAAGTCTCTTAAGGGTGTGCAGCTTGTCATCGATGGCAAGAAGATACGTGGCATCAACCCTTTAGGAAGAGATCCTGTAGTTACATTCTCTCAGCTTTGAACAAGAATATGTCGGTGAGAAGACCAATGAGATTACACACGTTCCATCTCTTTTGGACAGCCTGCCATCGAGGGAGCAATGGTCACGATGGATTCCATGGGGACACAGCGGGTGATTGCAGAGAAGATCATAGAGAAGCAAGCAGACTATATCCTTAGCCTCAGGGATAATCAGCCTTATCTCTTTGAGGACGTATCCGACGCTTTTTCCTGCAAAAGCTGGTGCAAGAATGTCACGCTACAAGAGAAAGGTCACCGACGCATTGACACACATAAGTATGGCGTTCCACCTTTTGTTGAGCGAGTATGTTTCTGAAGAGATTGCGTCATGTTGGAATGGAGGCAGAACGATGATTTACGTTGAACGCATAACCTGGCTCCCAATGGTGAAGATGATAAGAAGATGCGCTACTACATCTATTCGCTGGACTATTATGAGACGACTACCAAGGCCTTAGCCGGCTATATCCGAGGACATTGGCATATTGAAAATAAGCGGTATTGGCATCTTGATGTGACATTCAGAGAAGATGCTTGTCGCGCTCGGAAGAATCTCTCAGCCGAAAATCTCAATCTCATCCGCAAATTGTCTCTGTTTATTCTCAAGCAGAAGAAAGATAAGCTTTTGGCTTAAGGAAGGCGATAGACTGCTATCAATAATACCGCCTACCTCATGCAACTGCTTGGTTTTTGATGCGGTTGCCCTGTCTTACATCCAGAGGTGTATACTTAGGGTTATCTAGCCGCGCTAAAAAGATTAGGAAGCAATCCCGCAAAAAATCAAACAAAATTAGAATTGCAAAAAACTAAAAAAACGGGTGTCAGGCGGATTAATTGTATT